TAACTTAGACCTAGAGTTAGAAAAGACAAACCTTATGTCGAGAAAGGGATGTTGATCTTGTATAATCAAGTGCTTCTTACGATCAGCTTGAACAAACCTACCTTTAGATTCTATGATGATACCATTAGGCAGTTTAAAGTCAGGGGTGTAAGTCTTGTTCTCAAGAAGTTGCCATTGTACCTTTAGCTTCTCATACTCAAAGTTTACACCCCTGTCCTTAAGATCCTTAGCTATGTCATCCTCTAAACCAGATCTGTAGCCATTCTTTATTGCGTGTCTTCTACGTTCACTGGTGGTTGCCATATCTCGCCCTCTGTACGTCTAAGCCATAGTAGCCTAGCATTCTCTATTACCCTATCTACATCACCATCATAGGCTTTAACACAGGCTTCCCACAGGTCTTGTTCAGTCTTAGCCTCACTTAACATCTTCGTAGCTTTAACTGGGCCTACACGATATAAACCAACTATGTTGTCTGCCCTATCGCCTGTTAAGATTTGGTTGTAGAAGAACTGTAGTCCTGACCATTCATCTACTGTTTTCCACTCGTTCTTACCAAAGTTAAAGTGGTGACAAGGTATCTGCAACATGTCTTTGTCTATTGAGGCAACGACAGTATCAGGTCCAAGTCTGGTTGCTTCTATTGCTATAAGGTCATCAGCTTCTTCTCCTTCGCTAGTTATAGCATTGTATTTAGTAGTTAGATGATCACGAATATGGTAAAGATGTACTGGCTTTTCTACTGATTTACGATTGCCTTTGTACTCATGTGACTTAGCTATCTCGTGTCGAAAGTTCCCCTTACCAGTTAGATAGATTATGTAGTCATCTGGTTCAGGGAACAGCACAGTCTGCTCAAGTATAAAGTCAACAAGCTCATCAGCTTTAGCTTCAGCATCCTTTGGAAACAAGTCCTGAGTAGCAAAGGCTGACCGATAAGCTACAATATCACCATCAATTAGCACTTTGCCATATTTCATTACAAGTCTCCAAACACCATCTTACCATCATCCTTCTCAAATGCTACAGCTTCAACATATGTAAATCCTGCTGACCTAGTAGCTTCAGCGAAGACGTATGCTAATGAATATAAGTCCTCTACCCCATAACGCTCAACACTTGTCTTACCATCAAACCCATCTTCTTCACTATCATTCTCAAAGGTGATTGTAACTTTCATTGTATCATCCCACCATAAACAGTTCGTCATCTTCTGTCGGGGCTGAGTTAGTCTCATAAGCTACATGCTCAGTAATTCCCACATTCATCAGACGAACCCCTGCTCCACTAGCATAAGTCTCAAACTGCACCTTAGCCTTAGTACCGTTCCCGATAGCGCCATCTTCTGAGAAGCTCCACAGACGCTTGTTCTCTTTCCCTTGGGTGAGGTCTACTACTGTAGGTGCGCCACCATAGTCTACGTTCACAGGCTCCCCTGTCTTCTTATCGGAGAAGGTCTTAACGTCAGATACCATACGCTTAACCTTCATGTATTTACCGATACCAAATTCCGCATTCCCCTGTAGGACACGCTGTGAGTTCATGGGTGTCAGGTCTAAACCATCAGCCACTAACTTTTCAATTTGGTCTTCGTCAGTAAAGTAAGCATTAACGATATACTGCCCACCTTTTTGATGGATTGCTTGTGCTGCTCGTGGTCCATCTGGCGATCCCATGTCTGCGTTTTCGGGGAAGATCTTAGCATATTCTAAGACCATATCCATTGTGTATTTAGCCATTGTCGAGTTCCTTTCGTAAGGGCTGGTAATTATTAATAGGGATACATTTTACGATTTGTAACACGAAAGTATAAATATTTTTTACTAATGTATATCGGCATATGTACTTCCGAATTGAGCGTCGATCCCTAAGTCTATGTTTAGATTCAGTTGTTTGTTTAAATCTTGTATAGAGTACTCCATATTTATTTTTGTCTCCATCTCTTCACCTTCCTTTACTAAGGCTATGATCTCGTCGTGGAACTGACCAACAGTCTTTATACCCTTCTCACGACACCCCTTAACCCAGTTGTCAAAGCAGTAGACACCCGTACTTTGGTTCAAGGTACTGAAGCGGTCTTTCTCACTTCGTAGGCTGTACCAGAACTTAGACACTGGATTCTGAACCCACATGCTGCCAAATAATTCTCTGGTGCGTAAGCTATCAGCTACCTTAGTTACTGACCAGTTACGTGACCAGAATGCTTCCAGAAGGGTCTTAGCCTCTTTGACACTCATATCTGTCTCACGGGCCAGCTTAGGCGCTCCTACGCCATATGTAGCACTGTAGTTCACTACCTTGTAGTTCTTGCGTAGTGATTTCAAGCTACGTTCCCCTGAGTTATGTTTGTCGATGTCATCTTGTGTGATAACACCAGCATGTTTAGCTAGGTCTAAGTGTGGATCAAAGCCCTCTTTACTCATTTCAGCTACATAATCAGGATCTAGGGGTTTCATGTAGTGGCGCTTGGTTGTATCCTCTAAGCTAGTCATGTCAGCCCCACATAAACTGTAACCATCAGGTGCAGTTAGACACCCACGTATCTCAGCACCATAGGGCTTTTCCACTGAGGGTAGATTGACTAAAGGTTTCGCATGACGGAAGCGCATTGTGTTGGTAAATCCTGCGATTGTTGCTTGCACGTATCCATCACGCTCTGCATCAACCATGCCTTTAAGAACAGATATACGATGGCTGAGAACAGAAAGCCCATCAAGGATGACCACAGCAGGGTACTCAGAGGCCAATCGTTTGACTGAGTAGCATAGCTCTCCATCTTTTCGTATCTGGGGGATCTGTTTTTCATTGCCTTCACTGTCCCTTACAAACTTAAATGTAGTTGGCTTCCAGAGCATAGAGTATAGCCAATCCTTAACCTGCTCTGAGGAATTAGGATTAGCTCGTTCTTCACCTGTATTAACGACAAAAGATTGCACACCTTCTGGCTGCTTATACTCTTTGCGTAGAGCCTCAAACCTTTCGCCATGTGACGAAAGTTCACCGTCCTTCTTGTACATTACCTTTGGTCTATGTTGTACCTTAGTCAGGATACGCTTAGGCATAGCATCAGCTAACTGCTCTATCTTCTCAGCCTTCATAGCTTCCCATTCCGCTAGATGCCCCTTAGCTTTGGTTACATCTAATTTCCACTGTAGGGCCTCTTGTTCTGCTGCACACTGTAGCTTAAACGTAAGGTAGTCAATGAAACGCCACTTCTCATCCTCATCAGGGTATAGCTTCTTAAGTTTGATGTCTAAGTCACGCCATAGTCTGGCATTGATCTTAACGTCTTCATTACACCTGTGAGCATACTCTTCTGGTGTTAGGCTAGACCAATCAGTGATCTTAGGCTTAGGCACTCCATAGTCCTCTCCGTAGCCCTCAAGACCATGTTTGACACGGATATGGTTTAGATACCAAGACAGAGCTAACGTATCCACTAGCTTTGCACCTATCTTAACACCTAGCACCTTTTCCACTGCGGGGATGTCGAACCTTACGATATTATGTCCTATCAGGATTGGTGCTTCCTCAAGAAAGATACGCATAGCTACATAGTCATGCGTGTGTTGCACATTCCCTTGATCATCCATCCAAGATATTACATGGATCTTAGTGCTATCTAATCCGTCTGTTTCTATATCAAATACTGGCAATTATATAACCTCTCGTAGTGTAAATGTTTCTGAGTTAAACCGCATCATACCAGCCCTACCTTCTTCTGAGCATGGGCGGTTCTTCTGTACTGTTATGTGCGTTGTATTACGTTCCTGTAAGTCTTCTGCCTCTTTGTCACGGGAGAGGTCTAGGATTACTGATGCACGTTGTCCAATCATCTTACAATACTTAGGATCACCATTGTCGTTAGTGTGTGCAATGGTTACGATACCTACGTTTAGCTCCGCTGATAATTTAGACAACCTGACCGATAAGTCAGCTAACATCTGTTCCTTACTCTCTTCTGACTGGCCAGATACTACATCTTGAATAGGCTCAAAGAATACAAACTTACACCCACAGGCTTGACTAAAGTACCTAATCTGATCGCATAGCTCATCAGCACCTTGACCATCACTTAGATAGAACTGGTAGAATAGCTCATCCTTAGTTAGCTCTTTGATGGCACGTATGACATCATCCTCTGCTTGCTTCTCCTCTATGAGATCCCTGCGGGTCAGGTTATCGTTTAGCTGATACGACACAAGACCAAGTAAAGACCTTAGCTTAGTCTCTTCCAAGTGCCATGCAGCAAAAGGTATGTTATGTTGTAACATGTTGTACTCTAGGTAACGCATGATCTCAGTCTTACCAATACCTGTAGGCGCTTTGATGACTGTGAAGTGACCTTGCATAAGGCCCAAGATCTTATCGTCTAAAGCTATAATACCAGTTGGTACATATTGATGCTCAGGCGTATCAGTGTATAGGCTTATGAAGTCCTCAGTACTATTAAGAACATTCTCAGGTGTATACTTCTTAGCGTTCCACCATGCACTCTTGAACTCTGCTGCTGCATTATTGGTAAGGAACTCATTAGCATCCTTGAACTTGTCGTGAGGTACACGGTAGACCTTATTAGGGAACAGTTTAGCCATACGATCAGCTACAGCATTCCCAGCTTCGTCATTGTCTACAGATAGGATAATCTTCTCAAAGCTATTGAGCCACTCTGTACACTTCTCCCAGAGCTTCTTAGAGGGTGTAGCAGAGGGTAAAGATACTACAGGGTTAGTGTACTGGCTCTTAAGCATTTGGGCTACTGACAGAGCGTCTAATTCACCCTCAGTGACTGTTACCATCTTAGAGCTACCAGCGGTAAACAGGTTCATACCGAACAGTTCATCACCCTTAAAGCCATCCTTAGTGTAGAATACTTTCTCGTCTAGCTTGCGTACTTTAATTCCCCCGCTAGGGTATACATATTCCTGACGATCAGAGTAAGTCTGTACGCCAAAGTCTTCCATAGTCTTAGCTGTAATGCCTCGCATAGCTACATAATTTCCACTGGCGGGGTCTTCTATACGTTTGGGCGTATAATCTATAACTGTACTCATACTACTATCTCTTTCCACTACTGGGTATTTGTCTTTAGCCCAATCAAACATCTGGCTCTTCGATGGGTAACCTCTTTCACATGCATGGCATCTTCCGTACCCATTGCTATTGTAGCTAAAGGCATCGGAAGAGCCACACGACACATATGGACAAGGCTGGTGCGCTGTCTCAGTCATGCGGCTCCCTCCTTTATTTAGACTTCTTCCATCTGACGGGCAGTCTTAAATGCACCTTCAGCTTGATTTGCAATCTTAAGGCGTAAACCCTCAGCGTGTTGTGGATCTACTTGCTTTATAACTGCGTATTGTAGTAGAACACTAACCTTCTTACCTTGAGCATCTACTACAGGGTTTCCCTCAGCATCTTTTAGCGGGTAAAGGTATTCTTGTTGTCCGACAGGAACACCTGTAGCCTTTTGATGCTGTCTACGTGAATTTATAGCAGATGTTTTAATAGACTTAACACCAAGATCTACTACACGAATAGAATTAAATTCTGGCCCTTTTAACCCCAAGCTAATCCCATAGGGTCTAAGGTCAGCTTGAGCAAATTCAAGAGTGGTTTGGATGTAGTTTTGTGTTTCATTTGGCATGTCGAGTTTCCTTTAGTTAATTGTTTTAAGGTTTCGTTTAGTTTCATACATGGACTTAATCTCTTCACGGTTTTCATTTACAATATCCGCTAATAAGATAAGAGCCTCTGCCTCATAGGATTGCATTCTTACGGTATTATTCAACACCCCTAGAATGTTACGCTCTATCTCTTTCCTACCACCAAATATACGAAGTCGGTTTAATGAGATTAGAATACCAGTTGCTGCATTTATGGGGTTAAAGTCCTCCTCTAAAGTTTCATCTAATTTCTTCTGGTCAACGATCTTAGGAATACCTAAGTGCGCTATCTTTTGTTCATTGCTAAGACTATTAAATTCAAGAACTGCATCTTCTGCACGTTTATTGGCTATCTTAGCTGCATCGACAGGTTTAATCTCTTTACTCTCTACTTTCTCTTTCAAGTCAGCATTAGATTCGTCTTCCTGTACAGCCTTGTAACCTTTCTTAGCCTCCTGTACTTCTTTTACCTTTACAGGTTCATCAGACGACAGAATGTCTTCACGTAATTCCTCTGGGGCAGATAAGAGGGCTTCTATGGCATCATGACTAAAGTTTTTTGCAGTCCACTGCAAATTTCTTGCCCTGTTGATTTTATAACCATAATCCTTAGAGATACCACAATCACTCGCAAACTTCCCGACGAACCCTGCCATCTTGTTGTTGTCTTGTAGGTAAATATCAGCAGCCTTATTCATCCAGTCTAGTTTACGATGGAAAGCACTACCCATATCTACATCAGCTTGCTTAAAGCCATCGACGCAATCTTCCCAAGATGGATCTGTAATCACTGGCTGACTACCACTTAAGTCTAGCTTATCTAATTTACTAGCTATCATATTAACTCCTATTGTTGATACTTATGTCTTAACTTAAGTTAGACTTTCAGTAAAGGGACAATTACTAATAGGGATATTTTTAATGTAACTAGACATCACAAATTGTTACAGAGTGTTTCTAGTGCTTTAGATTCTATCCTAGATACTTGCCTTTGTGTACTAGATATAGCGTCTGCCACTTCTTGTTGTGACATATCTTCCCAAAACCTAAGCCTTAAAATTCTCCACTCTTCTAGGGATAAATGTTGCTCAGCTACAGTAAGAACATAATTCTCGTAATCTGCTTTCTCGTATTCTTCTGCATGGTCAGGTATAGATGACGAAAACTCTTCGTAAGATACAGCCTCAGACGACAGAATATTCCTTAGCCAGTTAGCCCCATCTTCTGACATATTACCCGTATCTTCGTCGTTAATATCGTGTGACAAACGCCTAGCTACGTTATGTTTAGGTATACTAACAGGTTGTAGGCTTAAGTTAATGTAGTCATGCATGGCTCTATTAGCCTCACGATACAGTTTCGCTGGGTGTACCTCTGGATCTTCAGCCCTTAACTCTAGGCAGACTATAGATCCCTCAGATACTAAGTCATCGAAGTCATTAGGTCTGTTGTATTTGTGTGCTAACTTACGACACATATTTATCAGATCTTCATTACTTATCATGAGGGCTTCCTTCTAGGTTTGATAGAGGCTGATATAACCTCAGTCTTTAGGCATTGGCCTATGGCATCCATATCTATGGCATACACAGGCTCGTAATAGGCTGGTAGAGCGTCTCCACAGGCCCTAGCACTAGGGAAAATGACCTTAGCTTGTAGGTAGTCACCATTTAACGTGTAGCTCAACACAAGGACAGTATAGAACAACATTATAGATACTCCACTACTCTGCCTGTATTCCACCTACTAGCCTCTTTCTCAGCTTCCTCACGGTCAGTAAATACCCGTACCTCAGTGTTATACGTCCAAGGGTTCTCCTTCCTTACGAAGGTATACTCCCCCTTCTCAACCTCTATTTCCACTACATACCTACCCATCGCTTTTCTCCTTCTCTAGGCCAGCCCTGATTAAGGCTATAAACCCTGCGTTAAAGATGGCTGCAAAGGTTTCAGGGTCACATTCTACTTGCAGTGTAGCACTACCATCTTCATGCTCTTCTATCTCTGTTACCTTGACTGGTTTGTTTATATACTCACTCATGGTTTATCCTTCTGCTATACTTACGGAATCTTTTATTGTAAGCCCTCTTGATCTTCTTTACCTGTCCACTTCTCCAACGTAGGAACTTACGTGATTTGCTTAGGGCATCATACTCATCACCACCCTTCATAGGTATACGTTTATTCATCTGTTATTCCTACGCAGGGTAGCAAGATAGATAGCTTACAGTACTTAGGGTATTCGTCATACGTCATAGCTATCAATACTGGTGGTAAAGCTATAAGTAAAGCTACAATAGCTGATGCCTTGATTGCACCATTAATATTACCTCTCATCATCAAGCTCCTCTGTCAATGCCATCCAAGATACAGGAAACAAATCCTTCATCTGATAGTAAATACCCCAAGCAACTAACTGCGTTTCATACTGTGTATCAGACTTGCAGCGTAGGTTACACATGTCAGCAAAGGCATCCAAGCTACCTGACCAGTACCACTCAGTCATCATAGACTGTGGCAGTACCATACGTGCTTGCTCAGGGCATACCCCTACGTCTAGTAGGAACTCATACTCAGTCATTGCAATTTCATTAAAGCCGTTGTCAGATACAGTTACTTTACCTGCGCTACCTTGCTTCTTATTAAGGCTACGCCCACGATATGTATTAGGCACATAAAACTCAGGCTCACTGTCCACATATCTACGGCTAATCTCATTCCATCGTAGGAACTTATGCTTGACTAGCTGTCTAGCTACAAAGACTGGAGCCTTGATATGGAAACTAGCAAAGCAATGTCCAAAGGGTGATATATGCTTATGCTTGGCTAAGTACTTGATAAGTTTCTTATCTTTAAGTTTCATATGCTGCTTGAAGCTGTAAGCATCTGACTCTTCATATTCCCATTCACTCTCTTTACCAAAGCTCACACGGGCTGCATTAACTACAGTTAAGTCATTACCCATGCTGCCTTTGTATGTTACTTCAATACTCATTAGTAAGGCACCTCTCCATTTCCATCACGGGGGTCATTAAAGTAGTCTTTAGCTAGATGTATAGTTCTAATATCTAAGATCTCCTCAAAGATTTCAGTAGTAGACTCTGGCTTAAAGAATAAGTTAAGGTCCAAGTTCATTTCCATATGGTTATCTATTTCATTTATCATAGCTCTGCTCCCATGCAAAAGATGTGTCTACCACCTACCTTCATAGCTAGTACCTTGTCAAGATTAAAACACTTGTAACCTTCGCTAGTCTTGAGGGTCACATAACCATTACTACGCAGGGCTTCCGCAGCTATACGTCCACGCTCATTTCCCTTGAGGCCCTTTTGTACATTCATACGTCCATTGTACACACGCTCTTCGTCAGTCTTAGTCAGGAACTTGACTGTGATGAACCCGTTAAGGTTATCAGCGATTACGTTACTTACCATTGTCTTATCTAGTGGCATTATACTTTTCCTTTCTCATTACGTTTGATTCGTTGGTTTACACCTAAGTTATACACTAGCTCATCCTTAAATGAAAGCACCATTTCATAACTTAGCTCTATACTCTCAGCTTTTATTATATCCTCTAGTCGATCTACAATATAGTGCATACATACCCTATCATCCATTGTGTCTCTCCTTTGTTTCACTGCGTAGCGGGTGCTACTATATATTTATGATTTGGCTCTATAGTTACAGTCACATTTCTTACGGCTCTGGTCAACCCTCTTTTGTACTTTTCTGCTTCCTTCATATTACCAACCAGTTTCCAGCAATTCAATTTCCCATCGGGGTTGTATACACTACAGCGTAACATATTCATACTTCTCCTTGTACTCTACAGTGTAGTCTTTTCTACTGTAGGGGGTACGACAGTTATGGATAAAATCTTGGGCATCACACTCCAATAAGAATAGAGCCACCACAATACCATCTTTGTTTACTACACAATGCATCTTACTTAGCTCCTATTCTAATATAACAATCTTTAATCTCTTCTACATCAAGAGCGCCAGTGAAGCCATTGGCCTCATAGGTTACCATAATGACATCACCATCCCAATGTACCTTGTAGCCATTATTAGACCACCGTACATCTAATCCTTTAGCTAGTGCTTTAGTTAATTCTCTGAGTTTCATCAGTCATCCCCCTCTTCATTACTATTGATGTATTCCCATTCCTCTTGACCCTCTTGGCATACAGCACAGATAGTATCATTGTCACCGTGCATTTCCTCGAAGGTCTTGTAGAACTCACAACACTCACAAAAGTATTCTCTGCTCATTCTAAACAACATTATGATTCTCCTACGGCTCTTTGTCTAACTGATTCATACTCTACATCATCCAGCAAGTTAGTCAAATGCTTTTTAGCTTCTTTGATGTCATCCTTCAAACGATCAATGTCATTCTTAGCATCTTCCAGATACTCAAAGAGGCTGTTGATCTTATCCTGTTTAGTCCACGACATATCACCTTCACAGGTATGGTTTACGTTGATCCCACGTTCAGCATCATTGCGGTATTCTTCCGCACGACAAACAGCAGTTTGTAAATCACTTTCGATGTCTCTGATCTGCTTAATAATATTTTCCATCGGTACTCTCCTCTACTAGAATTTAGAATCACCTTACATATTTCCACTGCGGGGGTCAAGCCCTATATTTCCTAAATGCTTCCGCATTTCCACTGGAGGGGTCACGGTCATTTTCCACTGGTGGGGGGTCATTTTCCACTGGAGGGGGTGTTCCCGATTCGTTCCAGTGTTCCTGATTCGTTCTCGATTCATGATTCGTTTGTGATTCGTTCTGGTTTCACGATTCGTTCCTGATTCGTTCCAAACTACCGATTCGGATAGATCCAAAAATGCCGTCATCGGCGCAAAAGGATACTTGACAAGGAATTTCGGATAGAGCACGTAGTGCGACGCCCTTCGGGCTAAGTGTGATTTATTTACAACGATTCGCAACAAAGATTTACTTGACACAAGATTCTGCTGGACGAATCGGACTCGACTCGATAACGGACTCACCGAATCATAGGTATGCATTTTTTGCATAGGTCGTATGTTTAAATCACATATCATGAATCAAAAGTCAGCCACAGTTTGAATGATTCGTCAATAGGCCCTCAGAGGCGATATAAAGCCCGTACAAAGCCGAAACGGTTTTAGGCTACCCTAACCCATAAAAAACGGTTTACCCCAAAAATCGACCCATTGTATAGGCTACATAACCGAATGGATAGTTTTATATCCTAAAGTATAGGTCCGACATTTTATGCGTTTTAGGGGTTTACGATATGTGCGAATCACGTCAATATAGTGACACAACAAAAGAAACGGAGTCAGATATGTTACACGAGAAACAAGCAAAAGCAGTGATTAGAAAAATGATCCGCAAGGCCAAGCAAGACTGGACAATGGGCCTTTATGTTTACCTATCATATGATGACGAAGTACAAAACATAGACAGAAACGGGCAAGTGTCTTTCAAGGAAAAGGATATTATTGACGCTGTTATGTGCGCAGATGAAACGGTTTTACGTTTTGTAAGAATAACAGATGGTCATCATATGGGCTCAGTCTTGTTTGTCTTCGACTATGATAGATTGCCCGAAGAGATAATATCCGATTATACCGACAACCAATATATGAATCGTCTAATCAAACATGCGGAGTCTTAATCATGGCAAATTATAAAACCTATAACCGCCGCCCTAGTATTCAACGGCGCAAGATAGCACAACGGAATCGGATCATTGTTGAATCTGTTATCGGTGGAGTCTTGTTCTCAATCTCAATCTTTGGCCTAGTATTTCTGGCCTATGGTCTATCAGCTTAGGAGTCGAGCCAATGCAAATTGAGGACTTTATATTCCCTACTCATTGGGCTGTGTATCTTGTCAACGCCGACTCTTCTTATCTCGATGATGATGAAATCGCTTTGATTGATACTTACGTTGATGATATGCTTGCGGCTGGCTATGATTGTTTCCATGTTGTTGACGTATCAGAAGAGTCCTACATATCTCGATATCATGACGCTGACAATGGCAAGTATATATTGACAGAAGTCTCAGATTATAAGGTTCAAACCGCTTGACACTTACATCGAATCATCATATACATATTACATCATGTTTCACAACGTAGCTGTGCTACTATAACACAACAAACAATAGGAACCAACACAATGAAAAACGCCTCAGATTACAATCTTGACGATATGGTCAACTCATACGCTGTAGAGATCTTTGAGCAAACAACCAACAGAGATGACGCACAAGACTTAGTTCATCAATATTCTGACGGTAGCGAATGGGTTATCTACTACAGCAAAGCGCATGACTTGTGCCGCAACTGCAACATTGATCAAGGGCATGACTTCATAGCTGACTGCTACAGCGATGTGCCTATGACATACGACGATATGGCTTGCCGCCTAGCCTATGGTGAGATCTCAGCCCGTCTAGCGCAAGCTGTAGACACTCTTTACAGCATACAGGAAGAACAAGCCGCCTGACTCTTTCAACAGAACGACTCCCCAACTGGACTCTGGCTTAGGCTGGAGTCTTTTTTGTTGTTGCTCAATGGTTTAGTTTATCCGTTATTGCGAATGATTATCATTATCAAGTAGGTTATTACTTGCGAACGGTTATCAATAGTGCTGCCGATTCGCTCGCCAAGCGCTAGTTTTTTCTTTTTGTCAACCCAAGATCACAAATCGTTTCAGTTTTGTAACATTCGATCACATTTTTACACTAGGGGGTTGACATTCGTTGGGACCCTCTGTATTATACGCAGGTGATTCGGTGGGGGTCTGTTTCCACCCACATCTACAACATAAGAATTTTACTTCGACCCTGTATTTACTGTGGTATTTATGCAACAGTATACGACATGCGCTACCTTCTAGAGTCAACTACACAAAAAAAGAATCGTTAGTAATCAACAACATATAAAATAATTTAACTTGTGTTGTCTAAAGTACACAAAAGTATCCCTATAGTATAGTAGGAGCTATACTTAAGTATATACTTAAGATTCTCACTCTTTCAGTTTATATATACTTAATAGAATAAGAGACTTAAGTTTATACTTAAGTATAGGTAACATGAGCATCCACGATAAGATCCCCTATAGTGAAGTGATAGCCAAGAAGGTTAGAGAAGGTATTCGTAGTGGAGTATCTGTTAAAGATATTTTGTCGTCTATCCAGAAGTATCAGAATGCCCCCTCAAGTACAGCTACCTTCTATAAACTATATGGTGAGGACATAGCTGAAGAGAAGGCTTCTATTGTAGGTGCTGTAGGTTCTGTAGTTGTACAGCAAGCATTAGAGGGTGACTTCAAGTCTCAGGAACTCTTTCTTCGTAGTAAGGGTGGATGGAGTCCAACATCTACAGTAAATGAAGTAGATCAGGTAGAAGACCCCGATGTAGATGAGTCAGCTATAGACTCCCTGATGACCTTGTTAGGTAAGACCCGTAGTAATGATAACAGCGCAAGTACTTAGGGACTTACCAGATTCTGATGTAGCTGCACTATTACAAGAACTAGGCCCCAAGAAGACAGAAGAGTTACAACATAACTGGGAATTTTGGGCTAGACCTGAACAGTTAGAGCCAGAGGGTATATGGAATGTTTGGGTTGCACTTGCTGGTCGTGGCTGGGGTAAAACCCGTGCAGGTTCCGAATGGGTCAGACACAGGATCAAGAAGGGCGATAAGATTGTCCATTGTGTTGCACCGACTAAAGGTGATGTTCGCAGGGTTATGGTTGAGGGTGACTCAGGGTTACTGAATGTTTGTTGGAAGGGTGACAAGACCTACAGAGGTAAACATATCGGTTATCCCGTATGGAGTCCCACCAATAACACCCTCACATGGGAAAACGGATCTAAAGCAGTATTCTTCTCCGCTGAAGACCCAGAGAGATTACGTGGGCCACAAGCCTACTCAGCATGGACGGATGAACTCTGTGCATGGAGAAATGCCCAAGAAACTTGGGATATGCTACAGTTTGGTTTACGTTTAGGTAAGCGTCCTCAAGTCTTTGTAACGACGACACCTAAGACGACCAAACTGATACGCACAATACTAGACGATGATAAGACTACCATTAGCAAAGGGAGTACCTATGATAATGCAGCCAATCTAGCAGATACCTTCTTAGAT